ATAGAAGAACGCAAAATACTTGCAGAAATCGTTCCGCTGTTCATTTGAATTTCTTTTTCCTCAGCCTTGTTCAACTCTGCAGGAGTAGGCAAACTTTGAAAGTTGCACAAACCATTTAGCCGCTGAAAAACAGTGCTTTTTAGGCCGATCTCAGTAGCGATTGAAGGTCGATTGTTTTTGACTGTTGCAATCTCAACTTGAGTTAAAGGGTAAAACGCTTCTCCAACGCCTTTGCTTGTTTCGCCAACAGCACTGTCTCCTATAAATTCAGTGCTTGGATTTACAACTAACGACTCGCTTACAATGCCAATTTTTTTGCTTTTAGACAGCAAAGTGTCAACACATTCAAGAGTAATGTTTTGGTTTCTTGTAGGCCCTTCAAGCGGATCAAACATTGCCAAACTTCTTGAAACTACTTTCCAGATGCAACCGCCAATTTCAAAATGTTCACCAACCTGCATTGCAGAATCAGCTTCAACTTGAAAAGACTCCACCGTAGAATTAATGTCATCGACAGATGCACCTTTGCCATCTCTTCTGTAAAAATTTGGGCTTATAGAAGTATTGCGAATAACAAATTCAGCTCTGTCACCAATTTCGACATTATCGTACGTTTTTCTGTGTTGGCCAGACGATACAGAATTACCGTTGTAACTAACTATTCCCATTCGTGGACTGTAATTTCGACCTGCCCCTGCCTGATTCCCTTTTTTACGAATCTCGTTTAAACGATCTTCAGTGGCACTGCCAGGCTCTATATCCTCTTCTTGTAATGTTTTATTGTTATCGCCTGATTTAACTCCAGAGTCTCCAACAATCTTGATGCGCTCCAAAGTCCTGATTGCCATTGCTTCTTTGTCGTCAACCTTAGGAATAGAAATTAGTTGATAGTTGACTCGATAATGTGTTCCATTAGCAATGGCTCCATAAACTCCAAATTTTGTGCTATTTGCAGGCGTGTAAGCATGACAGAAAATTTCTGCAGGCTCTTTATTAATGTCAGATAATGGAAAAGCAAAGGCATCGCTATTATCGTTTGGTACGTCAGGATCTCCCCTGTGGGCTTTTCCCCTCGTACCATACCTTTTATCAGTTCCACGAATGCGAAACTGCTCGCTGCTATCTGCGTGCCAGTAAAACGCAAATAAATCGTTGAATACCGCATCAAGCGCATTGTTGCCAAGAAAGATGCCCTCAAGTTCAGGCGGTTGAATGCCTGCATTGCCAACGCCTTGCTCACCAACGACAAACATAAGCTTGGCGCGTTGCATCGTTCCATGACTAAACATGCGCGACCAAATCAGCTTTGGCGTAATCAACATTCCACCAATGTCATCCTTGTAAAGACCAAAGATCAGCGGAATGGGTGACGCATAATCTGCAAGCTCCGCAAGCGTTTCAAAGCCGCGTGAAGGCGTAAAACGATTTGCTCCTGTAACATTGCCAAGATCAATAATGCCGCCTTGCTTTTGAGCAGCAGGCATCTTTGGCTTTGGTGTCAGCAGATATGCAACACCAGTCAGCACAAGACTGATTGCCAAGTTAATCAGAATTGCTGTTCCTGGATCTCCTGCTTGAACGTCAGGGATATGGTCATACGCCGCTGGTCTTACCGCTCCACGCTTCCTAACCTCAGCTGTAAATGCTCGATACTCTTCCTCAGTTATCCCAATCGTTGCAATTAGCTGCCTTTCGTACGGAAGCAGTGGTACGTCGTAAATGCTCGAACCAATGACCATTGCACTTTCTGCGTCATCGGGCCGATATACAGAATCCCTTTTTGCCATGTGACTGCAAATGCCCAAGATTGCTGCGGTAACAGCAGAATGTCCCCATCATACGCAGGCTTTTCAACTCGCAAACCCCACCGCATTAAATCCCGGCATACATCCCACCTGCTTGCTTGATACCAGCTTTGCTTAAACGGTGGCGCGTCAATGCCCATCCGCTCTAATGCCTGATAGCAAAGATGAATGCAGTCAATATGACCGTCACTACCGTCAGCACCAAGCCGATACGGCATTCCAATTAGATCACTGCAATCGGACATTGTTTGCCACTGGCAAATTGCCAACAAGTTTCTTGGTCAAAGCACGCCTTGGAATGTCCGTTCCAACAGCGTCTAACACTGAACTGACTTGGAGATTTAGTGATACGTTGTCCCAAGTTCCACCAGTAATCTGCCCGGTGTAACTATGTACGCTTTGGTGTGTACCGCTAGACGGATTGGATGAATCTACAATTAAAACTTCGACCTCAACAACATAATGATCTCGTATTGCTAGAACTGCCCATCCGCGAGATAAATCATTGTTTGGGAAGACAAGAGTAGCTTCCATCCCGTCTCCCGTACGGTTTACAGTTACGCCAGAGAACCCAAACGGCACAAAACCATACGAGTTGCTCTCGTATGTCATGTCCTGATTAATGAAAAAGTTCTGAAAACGAAATTGCACATACAACCCTTCAGCGCTGCCTGGATCATCTCGCAGAGCATTGATCGTTACGACATGCCCTAAAGCGTATTGGCTCATATCCCAATCCTCTTACGTGTGCTGCCACTCATCTGTAACCGCTTCAGGGTTTGCTGTTCACCCTGTTTAGCACCTTGCTGTGCAGCCTGCTGCATTCCAGTTTGGAACTGATCAGCGGTCACATAATCAATGCTATTGATCCGCTCCACTGTGTATCGAACATCAATTGGAGCGGCAACAGCAGTTCCGCTTCCTCCTCCCATTGCTTCAGTTGCACCAGATTCTGGGATAACAGAATTACCACGGCTGCCACGTGAATAACGCGACATTGCAGTACGCATTTTAGATTCAGGAATGACATATTCAGGTTCGCCACCTTCACCAATCAAAGCGTTGGTTGGTCTTGAAACATATCCACCTTGTGCATACGTAAATGTTCCTGCAACTGCTTGATCCGCCATATTACCTGTCGTAAAACCTCCACCTTGCAAAACAGAACCAACTCCTGCTGAATTAGGATCTGGCCCCCCTTTGCTACCCATTCCAGCAAACAATCGCGCAATACCAATCGCGATGTACGTTCCAATCATTTGTGCAGCTTGCTCAGCCAAAATGTTTGCAATACTCTTCAGCATGTTTGCAAAGACTTCTTTGACGCTCTGCGCTCCAGTGATCAACCCTTGCAGTCCATTGACGAGAGAGCTGCCAATTGCACTTCCAATACTTTGAGAAACTTGTACTGCGCGTTGCTCAAGATTATTAAGACTGTTGACCGATTGAGTAATAAATTTATTAATTGGGCTATTTGCTTCCGACAGTTGCTGCATTAAGCCACCAACACGACTTAATTGACTATCGCTAAGGTTGTTGTCTTCACCAAGCTTTCTAAGTCGTTCTTGGATGCGAAGCTGCTCTCGCTCAGTTTCAGTTGTTGCAGTCGTAAGAGCAAGTTGATGCTCTAAACCTTGAACAGTATTGTCAAAAAATTCTTGGCGCTTGCGCTGCTCTTCAGTCAACTTACGGTCAGTTTCAAGTTGAGCCGCCTGCGTTCTAGCCAAAGCAAGACTATTTATCTTTTGTATTTCTTGCTGGTTTGTAACTCCAATAAGTTTATCTAGTCTTCTTTGCTCAATCTCTGCAAGTCGCTGCTCTCCCTGCAAACGAATAACACGCTGAGCATCACCAGCGGCCTCAGCAAGTGCAATTTTTTCTTTAAATCTAGAAATTTCGATAACTTTTAAACGCTCTTGATCTAGCTTGGCTAAACGTTTTTGTAGACGTTCCTCTTCACGACGTGCTTTTTCTGCGGCTGCATTTGTTTTGGGAGCCCTAAATTCAAGATTAGTAGGCGTAATTTCAGCACCTTTGGGAATAAATTGCCCGCCAAATTTTTCAACAGCAAGTCTTTTCCCTTCGTCTGTAATTCTTGTCCTTTTCTTTGCGCCTCCTTGACCCCCAATTTTTTTAGTAAATGGCTTTAAAAAATCTTCAATTTCTTTCGCTCTTGCGCCTGTTGCTTCTTCTCTTAAAACTCTAAATTGATTGTTTAACGCGATCCCTCCCAAAAAATTATTAATTCCTCGAAGCAATGGAGCTAGTCCTTGAGCAATAAATGCTCCAACTTGAGTCGTTAAAATACCAAACAATTTACCCATTTCGTTAGCCTCGTTACCAAGACTTACTAAAGCTTTTAATCCATTCCCGCCAACCACCTTAGCCATCTCTTTAGTCATTAATGCCGCAGCTTCTGTAGCATTTCCTTCCTCTATAAGACTTTCAATTCGAGATTGAATTGCATCAGAGCTAAATAAACTTTTTTCAGCCATAAAATCTGCCGCCGTGCCAACACTGGTGAATGCTTTGCCAGTGTTAATTACACTTGCAACAAACTGATCAATTTGCTGACCAATTGCACTAAACGCAATTTGCGCTCCAAAAGACCCCGTAAGCCCGCCTATTCCACCACCTAAAACTGAGCCTGCACCACCTCCGAACAACAACGGAAAACCAAGCCCAAGAGCTACTGACTCTCGTCTTTGACTTTTTTTGCGTTTACGTGCTTCCGCTTGTCGTTTTAATTCATTTGTTAGTTTTTTCTGAGCACTTATTTCTTTATTTAAAATTTGCATTCTTTGCCCTGCTGCAGCCAGCTCTCCCTTCTCAATATTTTTTCCTGCTTCTTTTAACTGAAATTTAGCTTTAGCAATTTTAAGCCCTTTGTCTTCTAAAGTTTGAATTTGACTTCCAACATCTCGCAACTTTATCAGGGCTGCCTTACGTCTATCAGTCGTGTTTGCAGATTTTTTTTCAGTTTTTTGTATTTTTTTTACAGTGGAGTCAAGCTGCTTTAATTCATCCTTAGCTTTTCCACTATTAAGCTTGATATTGACTTCGTACTCAGCAGCCACGACTAACCCGAGAACATTGCTCTCAGGTTAGCGCACCCTGCGATATTGAGCCTGTTGACGGCTGCGCTCCATCTCTTTTTTTTCCCTATCTGACTTGATGAGGCAATAAGCGTTCCATCCCATCAATTCTTCTGGCGACATGCTGGCTCGAAGCTCGGCCAACGTCATGCCTAGCTTTTCAGCAATGAAAAACTGCAAGAACAAATAGTTGTCCTTCTCAATCGTCGCTTTTAATGGCGTCAGGTTCTTCCACCTCATCATTACCCTGCATCTTGCTCATAATGTCCAGGACAATGCTCAAAGGAAGTGAATTTCGAATCTTGGCGCGGTCGCCATCAGCAAAAATTCGGTTGCCAGCTTCATCCTCTGCCTTGCGAAGCACCATTTGAATTGCAAAATCCAAATTGTCCTCAGACGCAGCTATGTTTAACGCCTTCATTGAATTGGTAATCAAGTCACGATCAGCAATCGTTAAAGGCGTCCAATAAATTTTTAGAACGACTTCCGCGCCATTTTTGATTGTGTAGCTGCTGCGTTCTTCAACGCTAAAAGCCTTGCACAGCTTATCGATCGCACGTGTAGCAGCCATAAAACTCAGTTAACTATCACAATATAGCTTATCTCAAGCGAACAGATGCAAATGCCCTGTCTAAGTCAAAAAATAAACCGGCATCTCGACCAGTCTCTGTGTAAATCTTGTACCAATCTGGACCACCTTCGGCTGTAATCCTCAAAGAGCCCTCGCCTTTTCTGGCTTCACCATAGGTTTTTCCTTGCTTTTTAGCTTGCGGATTATTAACTGCATATCCTGCATATTCAGCTGCGTTACCAATGTATAAAGGCTTTTCAATTGAAAGCGTAAGAATCGGAAGTTTTTGAAAATTTCTGCTGGCAGGCAAATCCTTTCTTCTCCAGTCACGCGTATTAAATACGTTTGGCATTACAGGACTAGGGCTAAGCTTCCAAAGCTTGCCAAAATTACTGGTCCAACACGGACCTTTGTTTTGCAAGCTAAATACAATTTTAGGA